ACAAACTCATATCCAGTATTTGTTACATTTCTTCTTAATAAACAATTCCTTGAAAGAGTAGAAACCGAAGTTGTTAATGCGTTAAACATACCCACGCCATAATACAAAATATCTAAAGCACCTGATAATCCAGTAGGACTTAATGGTGTTGGCATATCGGCAGGTAATGGAATAACAACTTGTGAAATACTTCCAGGTGTAGTATAAATTAAATTTACTCTAACAGTTACTAAACTACCTGTCTGATTATATTTATATGTACTTGATAAAATAATTGTTGGTGCAGTTCCCGTAAAAGAAGGCGACAAAATATAATCTTGTTCCCCTATATCTTTAAAAACTTGCATTGTTGGCACTGCGTTTATTGCTGAATTATTAGCCAACATTCTAAAAGGTGATAATTCTTGAGGAGCTGAAGTTATAGTTAAATCTCCACCTCCTAAAATACTATTTCCGTTTATAGATTTAATATTTACAGTAGATGATAATGCTTCTTGTTTTCCATTTAACTGTGTTTGAACAGAACTTCCTGAAACTCCTTTTAATAGCGCTAATTCAGTAAGACTTGGATAAGTTGCAAGTGGTAAACTAACCACGTTTTTACTAGCATCAAATGAAGCTATGGTGTTTATAGTTTGTCCTGAAGCGTTTAGCCCTGTTCCTGTAATAAGCCCACCGCTATCTATTTTTGCTTTTAATACTGAATTTGTTTGAAATTCAACAATATTAGCACCGTTTACCGTATTAAAATAACCCCCTAATCCATTTGTTGAACTTCCAAAAACACCTGTTCCATTTGCGGATTCTGCACTTATAGCATCAGAATCTTGAGAAACAGCGCTTATAGCTATATCACTAGTTGAAGAAGCAAATATTGTATTTGATGTTATACCTCCTGTAAATGTTTTATCTCCAGCAATAGTTTGCGTTCCTGTTGTAACTACACCTCTTGCGGTTGCACTTGCACTTGGTAAATTAAATGTATGTGTACTTCCACTTGAATTTATAGCGAAGTCCGTTCCTGTTGTTCCTACTGCAAAATTTTGAACTTGTGCTTGTAATCCATTTAAAGCAGTTAATCCAGCAGTAAATGTTGTTATTACTTCGCAAAGGTGTCCGTTTTGTGTGTGTAGTGTAATTGTTTTACTTGCAGCATTTATATAAACTCTAATAGCTAATCTATCATTAACTGTTAATACCGTTTCAGGCACTGCTAATGCTGTAAAATAAGCATCTATAGCCGTTCCATTTGTTATTCCTTCGGGAACAGCAGAACCACTTGCAATTAACGTAAATGTAGTTCCATCGTATTTATATAATTCAGCATAAAATGAAGGTGAACCACCAGCGGAACTTGAAGAAAAGAAAAATTCTAAATTCCAATTTCCAGCAGGAATAAGTAATAATGATGGGTCTGCTACATCGGTTATAAATGAAGCTATATATCCATTAGAACTTATATTAAAGTCTGCACCTGTTCCTATTACCGCAGTCTTACTAAACTCATAGTAAGTTGTACCACCAAAAGCACCTTGACTTGTACCACCGTTTAAATAATAATTAACACTTGAACCTCCACCGCCTGAACCACCTACAGAAGATATTTGACCTCCTGTAATTGTAATATTATTTCCAGCGGTTATTACTGAACCATCAGCTGATAGTATTTCAGATGAAGTACCTCCTTCTTTTATTAATTTTTGCGCAGTTAATTCACCTTGTTGGTTTACTACTAATTTATCAACTCCATTTTTATCTAATTCTATAAAGTTTCCTGTTGATGATGCTCCACTGTTTATTACAAGTCCTTTATTTGAGTTACCTAAATTAGCTTCAATAGCTATTGTACCATTACCATTTACCTGTAAACCTATTGAATTAGACTGAACAGATATAGCTACTCCATCTTCAGTATAACCATATAACCCAGTCCCATAATCAGACCTAGCATATACTCCTATTACATTTGAAGAATTTCCATAAATAGCGTTTCCATCAACAGAAACTCCCTCAACTCCATTTCCACCTGCAGATTCACCAAATACTCCAGCTGCTGAAGCTGAAACTCCATAAACTCCAATTGTTTCATTTGATTCTCCTTTGACACCATATCCTTGAGATGAAAATGAAGTAATGCCATTTGCTCCTCCATCTCCAACAGTAATAGTTATTGGATTAGTAGTAGTTGCACCTTCATCTGTAACAGATTGCAAATCTTGTGAACCCCCACCGCCTCCAGTTACGGTAACAACATTACCACTTGCATCAACACCTATTGCTTGTCCTGTACTTGTTGGTGACGCACTTGTTAATCTTTCTAATCTTAAACCTGATGTATCTTCTGTTTCAGAGTATATGTGTAATGTATTTGTTGGACTAACAACACCTATACCTATTTTGCCACCTGATATAGGGGTAATAGAAGGGTCTCCTGCTGTTTCTGAATAAGTTCCTGTTCCAAATAACACACCTCCTAAATTAATAGCATTTGCTGTTGCATCTGGCAATGAAATATTTGTACCAATAATTATATTATTACTTCCAACGTTATTATCAGTAAAAGACTTACCAGCTTGAGCGCCAAAGAAATTTGAATAACTCGCATCTGTTGCACCTTCGCCAGCTTGAGGTCCAAAGAAGTTTGAATTAGTAGCATTAGTTGCTCCACTACCAGCATTATTACCTAAGAAATTTGAATAGTCAGCATTACTTTCATAACCAGCATTATTACCTAAGAAATTTGAGTAACTAGCACCAAAAGATAATAATTCAGAATAACCAGCTTGATAACCTAAGAAATTTGAATTATTGGCATTAGTTGCTCCATAACCAGCACTAAGACCTATGAAATTAGACAAAAATGCATTTGTTGCTCCATTACCAGTTTGATGTCCTAAAAAAACTGAATTATAAGCTCCAGTTGCTTCATAACCAACTTGTTGCCCTAAAAAAATTGAATTATAAACATTGGCTGATTCATAACCAGCATTTTCTCCAAGAAAAATTGAACCATAAGCAGTTGAATCAAATCCAGTTCCAGTTAATCCAGTTGAAAAAAGACTGTTACCATTTACAATAGTTATAGGTGAATCTATCGTATTCTTTAAATCCCAAACTGCTGCACCTGTTGTTGCATCTAAACATTCATAAACATCTCCATTATCTAATGACCACAACGATCCTTGACGGTATTCTTTTGTAGTATCATCATTTACAGTAGGTACATTGTCAAAATTATATAATGACTGTCTTATCCCATAACCGCTATAATCCATTACATACAATCTTCCTGCTTCCCATTTCAACTCATAACCAACACCGCATATTTGAGCAATTCCTTTCGAACCACCCAACCCAGCGTCAATAGTACCCTCTCTAAGTCTTGATGCGTTATCTAACAATATACCTCCACCAGCTCCAAATCTCATTTCAGCAGAATTAAGAAGTTGAATGTCATTGGTAGTAGTTGCGCCAATATCAGTAACGTCTTGAAGATCCTGAGTTCCTCCACCTCCACTAATGTCTATAAGGGATATCATGTAGTCCTCGTCCTCCTCTATAAACCCGTTGCCCTCTATAAACTCTACATTAACAACAAAGAAGTTAGGTTCTGGCAGGTACTCTTCTACAGATAATATCTTGTAGCTTCCGAATAGGTTTATATTCTTGGCCTTGTACATTAAAACATTTGTACCAACCAAAAAATCAAAGAACTCTACTATGTAGTTTCCCTTTAGAGTTGTCTTACTAAGTAAGAACGTGCTTATTGCAGAAAAATTAACCGTTGGTCCTATCTCTGTCTCAAATGACAGTGTTCCAGTAGGCCTTGTCTCTGGAGGAGTTATTGTGAAGTACTTGTACAGTAGATCTACCCCAGTGTTTATTACCTGGTTATTGTTAAAGTAATGAGATAGCTTTCTTGGAGTAAAGTTCTTAGTCTTATTATACGTGTTTACGTCCGTTCCTATCCACTTGTCGTCTGCCGTTACGTACTCATCTATATTGTAAACACTTATTTTTGTCATCTTCCTTGTCCTTTATAGGATTTTTTATAGTTCTTGCTCTGTTTTAAAGACGATGTCTTTGACTTGGAGTGAATTCCAGGTCTGTTTATATCCTTCTTAACAGACTTAATAGATACTGTTTGTTTAGCCATACTACTATTATAAATGATATTATTATTATCCAAATAAAACTGAAAGATGTCCTCTCAACTTCTTTTTTTTTCTCTACAATCTTTTCTTTTGTTATCTGTTGTTTTTCTTCGATCTTAGACGCTATCTTTTTCTCGGTATATATAGACCTGTCTTTTGTCTTTTTATATGTTAAAACTACGTTCTTGTATATCTTACC